TCGGTCTCAAACTTGAGACCCCCAATCGTCCGCACTCGGTTCTTGATGAGATATTTCAGTGTCCCTGTGTCATGCCCCCTGAAATACTTGCGCCAAAGCCCGAACACCTTCGCCCTGTGTCGTCCCCTGCAAGATTTCTCGAACCTAGACACGTCCACACTATATGCAACGCATCCCTCAATAGCTTGAAACTTGTCAACAATGACTTCTGCCCACTCAACGGCATTGAGTCCCTTGGCCCAGACTGGCCCAACCCCTTTTCGCCCCTTTCGCTTCACGAAATGACTAGCCACTGCATGCACAAACACACCATTCAGCAATGAAGCCTCAGGTTTCTGTGCATACACCATCCTCGGTGGCTTGTCTACCGTATCGAAGCTACGCTTCTCTGCCTTAACAAATCCGCGAAGTTTGAAAACGTTCGGGTCCCATCCGGTTTGCCTCATCTGCTCCAACGCACGTTGGTAAATCCTCTTACTGGGTCCTCTCCTAGCCTCAACTAATCTTTCCATGGATACTGGCTCCAACCTAGGTTCATAGCGAAAATACTTCCTAAACAACGCTAATCCCCTGTCGAAGATGCTCTCATCTGTCTCCTCTATCCATGGTCCCAATAGTCGCTCCTGGACACCAATACATTCATTACCTGTGCAGTTGGAATGAACGAAGTTCCTCCAAGTTCCATCGACATTCTTCCCGCAACAAGAGTACAACCACCGTCTGTGATCACATCGTCCAACTCCACGAAGCGTTGCGCCGTCAGGGACTACCCCTTCCCGACACAGTCCTTCTACCTTGAACGGCCTCAGTTTCCCAAGTTGAGTGAAGAAGGATTCAACCACTCCATGAACTCTCCTCTGAACAAGCTCAACCAGAACGGTCTCTTCACTTCAACAACCCCCCCATCTAATGCCACCATGGTATCGACAGTAATATGGCCCGACTCTGCCAAAAACTGGAGAGACGAGACCTCTTCACTAGAACCTGCCATACAAAGAGCTACA